AGAACTCATAGAGTTAGACCAAGATAATCCTGACGAACGTGATGATTTTAATACACATAAGACTGCATACGGACGTGGACACTACGGCGAAGCCGACTATGGTGTTTGGTTCGATGCCTAACAGAAAGGATATTATATGGCAGGTTACAAAAAACCTAGAAAATATGATAACTTAGAAGACCGTGCTATTGCACGTAAAATATGGAAGAAACAAATTACACAACAGAATGTTGAAAGAGCAGAAAGATATGCATCTTTCCAACGTGTAATTGACACGCACAAAAGTATGTGCGTAACAGAGAACGTAACAAATCAATTCATTGTAGAACCTATGGGTTCTAGCTTTGTACACTTCTTACTTAACAAAGCAGAAAATGTTATTGACATTGACATTCTAAAGAATGGCGATGACCAAACAGGTGTACTTGTTACACTCAACGCAGAAGATAGCTTCCCTACTTCTATATACAATGTATATAAGGAACTATCTCAACAATTAGTTGTACCAACTATAACATTAGTTGACTAAACTAAAATTACCTACCGTAACTACGCAAGTAATTACGACCATGCTACGTGATATGGGTGCCTCCGTATCACGTAGTGTAGGTAGCTTGTAGCACATAGTTAAAAGCACTCGTTATAACTAAACCAATGTACAAAGAGGGCTGTGTGTTACAAACTATCTATGATAGAAAGGAAATTATGAACATCAAAGAAATAGAACCTGACAAACAAAGTAGAGAACTACTTTCTAAGTTAGGTGTAACTATGTTAAAGAACGAACCTGAATTGTGGGTACGTGGTACATGGTTAGACGAAAACAAAACAACTACATGGCGTAACGTAGGTATTACATTAAGCACAGGCGAGGTTGACAAGTCAGTGTTATATCTAAACATTCGTTTAGGTAGTGATAACAGCGATACTGACAGAACTTTATCAATACCTTTGGTAACTAATTGGAAAGTTGTAGATAATAATGTGCAATTACTTGCACCATTACATCACTACATTGTAGAAATTATGAACCAACACTTTCAAGAAGTTACTTCTTTAAGGGAGGAAGAATAATGAAAATACATGACATGGAAACAGGTAAGGTTATAGAGACTACACCTGAGGAATTTATGAAACATATTGCACCTCAAATTCAAAAGTATAAAGAGTTTCATCAGAGACTTGCTGAACTAGAGGAGGAATAATGGAAGAATATTTGTTAATTACAAGCAACGAAGAAGTAGTTGGTATTTATCCAACTGAAGAGGAGGAGTAATGGACTATACAATGAGAGGTTTAATGTATAATAAACCAAACCATTGGAAGTACGAGAAAGACTTTAGAGGTATAACTTTACATGCTAATTCTCAAAGAGAGTTAGTAGAAATGGCTCTGTACTTTGCTAGAGAGCAAGGAATACCTGTCTCAACACTAGAATTTGTGTACAATTTACACGTTAC